AGACCAAATGAAATCCAGCGTAGATAGAGCCGTGAACAGAATGGCACCCCGTGAATGGGTTGGGCTGGACGATGACATACCCGGCTTGGGTTTAGTTACCGAGGAGTTTTATAACGGGATGCTTTGTGCAGAAGACATCTTGAGAAAGAAAAACACATGATCGACCCAAGAAAATTACAGTACTACACCATGGCGCACCGACTGCGTGGCTTTGCCGAGGGGCTTGACGAAGACCGAAACGAAGCGCTGATTGGAATGCTAATGAAAGCCGCATCGCTGTTAGAAGAAGCGTGGGATGACTATCAATCAACTCTGCCGCCTGACCAGCGAGTAGGAAGTTAAGGAGAAGAGCATGAACGAAAAACAAGTTGGTAATTGGGCACTTGGGTTTACAGTTGGCATACTGACTGTGCTGGCATATCAGAAGGTGATGAGTGAACCGTTGATTCTTCCTGACAACGAAGCGACACGTGCGGAGGAACTCATTAGCATCTACAAGCGTGGTATAAAAGATGCCTTGAGAACGAACCCTGTGTCGATGGACCTTGAGCAAGCATGTCTTGAGATATGGGCCAACAAACAACCCTTGGAGACAAAATGACTAGACCCGAAACGCTGAACGACGTAATCAAAGACACCATGCGTGTGAGCGGTGTGCCGTACTCTGTCGAAGTTGATGCAGTTAATCATCCACCACATTACAAAGTCGGTGGAATTGAGACGATTGAGTACATGAAGGCCAAGTCCACGCCTGAAGAATTTAAGGGCCATCTTAGGCTGACTGCGATCAAGTATCTTAGCCGCACAGGTTACAAGGACGATGCGCTACAAGATCTGAAGAAGGCGCAGTGGTATCTCAACAGGCTAATCAAGGAGTGCGATGATGCGAACGGCTGAAGATCGTATCCTCGACTACATGAAGGAACATAAAAAGCCCGTGACGATTACTCAAATGGCGAAGTACTTTATTGTGAGCGAGTCAACGGCAAAAGGTTCGTTAGCGTCCTTGGTCAAAAAAGGCATCGCCGAAATTGTGCCAAAGAGCAAACCTTTCTTGTACAGGCTAAAATAAAATTTTTGGAGGCAATCATGCCCTACGTAAATAAGCCCAGGCCATACAAGAAAGAATACGAACAGTACGACGGTACCGAGAAGGTCAAAAAGAAACGCGCCGAGCGCAACAGGGCGCGGAGGATAATGGAGAAAGCTGGCAAGGTTAGTAAGGGTGACGGGAAAGACGTTCACCATAACAAGGCTTTATCAAAAGGCGGAACTCATAAAGATGGTCTATCGGTGATGGACGCCTCAGCAAATCGATCCTTCAAGCGCAATTCCAAACGACAGTTGGTTGATGAAACCAGCACAAAGGAAAAGAAGAAACGTGCAAATAGTTGATAACCAAACTCTAGTTGTACGGACTCGACATCCAGCAAGGATTATCGAGACGATTAAGGATAGTAAGGTATTACAAACAAATGGTGACGTAGCCGAGGTTGCCGTTAAGTGGGAACTTGCGGAAGCACAGACGCTACGCAAACTGAATTTAAAGAACGTGCCTTCCCCAATCGGGAGGGACTACAAATGGCCCGGACTGTATAAGCCGATGTCGCATCAGATCGATACGGCTTCGTTCCTGACGCTTCACAAACGAGCGTTTTGTTTTAATGAGCAGGGCACGGGTAAAACTGCTTCTGCCATCTGGGCATCAGACTACCTACTCGAGCAAAAAATTATTCGTCGGGTGTTGGTGGTGTGCCCACTGTCGATCATGCAGTCTGCGTGGCAAGCCGACTTGTTTAAGTTTGCACTTCATCGGACTGTAAGCGTTGCTTACGGCGACCGGAATAAACGCAAAGACATAATTAATTCCCTATCAGACTACGTAATCATAAACTTTGACGGTCTTGAGATTGTTAAAGATGAGATAAAAAATGGTGGCTTTGATCTAATCATTATTGACGAGGCGAACGCTTACAAAAACGCTAGGACCAAACGGTTCAAAGCGATGAAGGAAGTCATGACACACAACACTTGGATGTGGATGATGACTGGAACTCCAGCCGCACAATCGCCATTGGATGCATACGGGCTGGCTAAGATGTGCGTCCCCGACACGGCTCCTGTTTTGTTTGGTGGCTTCAGAGATTCTGTGATGTATCAGCTTACAAGATTCAAATGGATACCGAAGCCATCGGCAGAAGCAACCGTCCATAAAATGCTACAACCAGCGATACGGTTTACCAAGGAGGAGTGCTTGGATCTTCCTGAAGTTACGCACGTATCAAGATACGCACCGTTGTCGCCGCAACAGACTAAGTATTACAAGCAACTCAAAAAAGAAATGATGATCGAGGCTGCTGGAGAAGAAGTCTCCGCAGTTAACGCCGCCTCGAATTTAACAAAGCTTCTTCAGATATCGTGTGGCGCTGTCTACACAGATATGGGTAACGTTGTGGAGTTTGACGTAGCCAGCCGACTATCTGCTGTGCTTGAAGTCATTGAAGAAGCTACCCACAAAGTACTAATCTTTGTGCCGTTCACACATACTCTTGCTATGCTCCATGAGTATCTGACAAAAAATGGCATTACCTCAGAGATCATTGACGGAAGTGTGAATGTTAATAAACGTACCGATACGTTTAAACGGTTTCAAGAACAACAAGATCCTAAAGTCTTGCTTATTCAACCGCAAGCCGCCGCACACGGGGTAACCCTAACTGCGGCAAACGTAGTCATCTGGTATGCTCCTGTGACTTCGATTGAGTCCTACCTACAAGCAAACGCACGAGTGCATAGGCAAGGACAGAAGAACCCTGTAACAGTCGTGCATATCGAGGGAAGTCCTGTTGAGACTAAGTTATACAGCATGCTTCAGAGCAAGCTAGATTTCCACACTCGAATCATCGACCTATATAAAAACGAAATTAATACTTGACAGACTAAAGTTACAAGAGTAGAGTTATACAACGGACATTAGATCCGATATAGAAGGAGAGTTATGGACGTACCTATTGAGAAAATCGTCGCCACTTATATTAAGATGCGCGACACGAAAGATGCACTCTACAAAGAGTACACTGCGAAGGCTTCTGAGATCGAAGAGCAGATGGCAATATTGAAGCACAAGCTAATCGAGATCTCAAAAGAGACTGGCGTTACAAGCTTTTCTACGCCCTATGGCGTGGCGTATCGCACAGTCAAAAGTCGCTACTGGACTAACGACTGGGACAGTTTTTACAGTTTCATGCGTGAGCACGGTACGATGGAATTACTTGAAAAGAGGATTCATCAGACTAACATGAAGGAGTTTTTGGAGAACAAGCCTGATGTTCATCCTCCCGGTCTTAACATTGATAGTGAGTACGAAATCACCATTAGGAGAAAATAGCCATGAGTGAAATTGCTTTGTTTAGTAAAAACGTTCCCGACTATTTGCGGGAAGTAGAACTTGATGATCTGACGAAGTCGCTGGCTGGCAACACGGGCCTTAAGCGTATTTCGATTCGGGGCGGTGTCTTTCGTTTGATGGTTAACGGCGAGGAGATTGCTAAGAACGAAAACCGTGCCATGAACATCGTTATCGTGAATGGTGCGCCGAAAGTATCTCGGCAGTACTACGCTGGTAAGTACGTGCCCGGTGAGACCGCACCACCCGATTGCTGGTCTAATGACGGTGAAACTCCCGACGCTAGTATCGAGAATCCCCAAAGCAAAACTTGTGAGGGTTGCCCACAAAACATCAAAGGTTCGGGTCAAGGTGATTCACGCGCTTGCCGATTCCAGCAACGCCTAGCTGTATTGCTTGCCGACGATGTTGAGGCTGGCGATGTTTATCAGTTGACCCTTGCGGCTACTTCCATCTTTGGTCGTGGCGATGTCGATAAGATGCCGTTCCAGCAGTACGCTAAGTACGTTGGTTCGCAGGGTAAGAACATCAACACGCTTGTAACCGAGATGCGGCTCGACAGCGACAGTGCCACACCCAAACTTACATTCAAGCCCGTGCGTTTCTTGGAGCGTAATGAGTGGGAAGCGGCTCGTGAAAAGGGTAATAGCCCAGCGGCTAAAGCGGCTATTAGTCAGACTCCTGCACAGACCGACACAAAGCCTAAAGCTATTTCAGCACCGAAAGTAGAAGAGCAATCGATTCCCGAACCTACTAAGCGTCCTAGCAAGAAGAACGCAGAACCCGCCCCCAAGAAAGACTTTGTGGACGTGTTAACTGAGTGGTCTACAGATGATGAGTAACCATGGACAATCGCGGTTACACATCACGGATCATCAAGGCTAATTTAGAAGCAAGTACCGACAACCCCGGCGTATTGCTGGGGCGGTACTGCATATCTAAAGAGATTCCTGTTAATGACGTTTCCGAGCATCTGCAAGTAAGCCGGATGACCATCTACAAATGGTTCATAGGTGAGTGGATGCCACGCAAACGACAAGCAGATAAGATCTTTGAAATACTGGAACAAGTTGGCTTTAGCGTAGACTAAACGGGGCGTCTAGTTCGACGGAACGAAAAGGGGTACCGCCGCGCCCCCTGACGCCCTACCTTTTTAGCGCGGTGCACAAAGGGCGGCTATGGCGATGAAGGATTTATTGTCAGCAGTGCTATCCACAGAAGGATGGTATTGCGTAGTGGCACTAAAAAAGACAGGGATGCCGAAACAAGTTTTCGTGCAGACCTTAGAAGAAGTAGAAGAAGTTACAAACGATTTACTATCTAAGCATTACGATGTTTATTTTGCTTGTTCCAAATACGAAACCAACTCAACCCGCACAACAGATAACGTAAAAGCCATAAAAGCTTTTTGGCTTGACATCGATTGTGGTCCGGGTAAACCCTATGAAACCCAAGCGGAAGGACTGAGCGCATTCAAAGACTTTTGCGCTGAAGTCGGCTTACCAAAACCCACGCTAGTCAACTCAGGTCGAGGGATTCACGCTTACTGGGGGGTCAACAAAGAACTTACTAGACAAGAATGGAAGCCGATTGCAGATCAGCTTAAGCGCACATGCCATCTAAAAGGACTTGAAGCCGATCCTGCTCGAACATCTGATGCGGCCTCCATACTGCGCATACCGGGTACGAAGAATTTTAAGGGTGATCCACCGCTTGACGTTACTCTAATGTGCGTATCCCCTGATGTGGACTTGGAAGCTTTTAAGTCTGCTGTTGGTGTAGGTGAAATTACTGATACGCCCGATTACGCCAGTTCTAATCTCAACGAATTAACGAAATCGTTGATGGGCAATAAGCAGAATCGATTCTCCGTTCTGTGGGCCAAGGTTGAAAACGGCAACGGCTGTGCGCAGATTGAGAAAGCAGTTAAAGAGCAAGCTAATGTTGAAGAACCGTTGTGGAGAGCCGCACTTTCCATAGCCTCGTATTGTGTCGATAGAGATACCGCGATTCACGAAGTCTCAAAGCATCATGACGAATATTCACCACAAGCCACAGAAGAAAAGGCCAGCAAAATCAAAGGCCCGTATACCTGCGATGCGATTGAAAAGTTGAACCCCGGTGGTTGTGATAACTGCCCCCACAAAGGCAAGCTGACTTCTCCGATTACTCTGGGTCAAGAAATACTCGAGTCTGAGGACGACCACATTGAGTACAAAGCCGAGGATGTTTCAAAGCCAGTCACGTACACGGTACCTGAATACCCTTTCCCGTACTTCAGAGGCAGAAATGGTGGGGTGTATCGGCGACCATTAGAAGAAGATGACGAACCAATACTAATCTACGAACATGATCTTTATGTTGTAAAACGTATGAAAGACCCGCAACACGGGGAAACAATATGGATGAGATTGCACACACCTAGAGATGGGGTCAGAGAGTTTGCCCTTCCAGCAGTTGATCTGCTAACCAGCGAAAAACTAAGAGATAAGTTGGCTTGGTTTGGAGTGGTCGGCGGCAAGAAGCAGATGGAAGGAATCATGTCCTACATCATTTCGTTTGTAAAAGAACTACAGTGCAAAGAAGGAGCAGAGATTATGCGTATGCAGTTTGGATGGACCGAAAAGGATGGTTCGTTTGTGATTGGGGATGTTGAGATTTGCCCTGATGGGGATCGGTACAGCCCACCTTCTAGTTATACAGCGCAAGCCTCGCCATACTTTGAGCCGAAGGGATCGTTGGAAGAGTGGAAGAGCGTTATCAATACTTATGACGTGCCGGGGTTTGAACCACATGCGTTTGGATTCTTTACGGCTTTTGGTGCGCCGCTACTAAAACACCTGAACCTCAAGGGCGCCATCATTAATCTAATCAACAACACATCCGGCACAGGTAAAACCACAACGCTAAAGGCTATGCACAGCGTATTTGGACACCCTGAAGAACTGATGCTGATTGAGCGGGACACGATGAATACCCGACTCCACCGCCTTGGGGTGATGAATAACCTTGGCTTAGGGTGCGATGAAATCACCAAGATGAAGCCTGACGAAGGGTCTGACTTTGCTTATGCAGTATCGCAAGGGCGAGGACGTGGACGTATGCAAGCTTCTCAAAATGCCGAGCGAATCAACCTGACCAAGTGGCAGACCATACTTTTGTGCTCATCAAATGCATCGCTGGTCGACAAGCTGAAGTCTCTTAAAGGCACACCTGATGGCGAGTTAATGCGGATCATCGAGTACAGCATTCCCGAAACAAAGTTACTAACCAAAGCCGAGGCTGACGATCTGTATCCGAAGCTCTACACAAACTATGGGCATGCGGGGCGTATATACATCCGCGACTTGGTGTGCAATCTTGAAGAGCGTGTGGCTGAAGTTAAGGAAGTTCAGCGGGTCATCGATAAGAAGATCGGCTTTACCAGCCGTGAGCGATTCTGGTCTGCGATTGCTGCTTGCAACATAGCAGGAGCCTTATTTGCTAGGCGCCTGGGGATAATTGATATCGACGTTGGTCGGGTATTCAAATGGATGCTCAAAGAATTTAGTCAAATGCGGGAAGAAATTACGCCCCCCGTGTCTGACTTTGCCAGCGTAGTTGGTGACTTCTGGAACAAGAATCGGCAGAACACCTTGGTCATTAACGATGAGGTCGATAAGCGTACAGGGGTAGAGATGTTACCGATCCTTGAGCCGAGGGGGGAACTGATTCTGCGCATGGAGCCTGACACCATGAAGCTGTTTATCGTGGCGAAAGACTTTAGGAAGTACTGCACCGAGAACCAAATTACCTTGAAAGACGTACTTAACGGGCTAACTTCCGACGGCATTTACGGCGGCGTTAAGAAAAAGCGCATGTCCAAAGGCACTAAACTGAGCAGTGTTCCACCCGTTGATGCGTACGTTTTCGACTGTTCGAGGGGTGATTTCATTGACCCTGATGCTTACATCAACGCCGCACAGGCAGAAGTAACCGAAGAACCTGAGGTAGAAGAGCCAACCAATGAGGGTGAACCAGCTTAGTTACGACGTAGACTGGACTAAGTTTAAAGTCGGTTGGTCTTTTTTCATTCCCTGTTTGCGCACGGAGGAAGGCAAACAAGAGGTATTAAAGGTCACTAATCGGTTTGGATACAAGGTTGCTATTAAGGTAGTAATTGAGGAGGGCATACGTGGGTTGCGTATATGGAGGGTGAGGTAGTACTATGGAGTCGTGATCTTTTACTCATGGTCACCTTTTCTCCTTCTTTCCCCACCCCGCCTCGTGCGGGGCTTTTTTTACTCTCTGCCGTACCGCAACATCTGCAACGCTTCAGGTGTGAACCTCTTATCAAACTGCCCACCAATTGCCTCAGCCGTAGCCTGACCTTCCGCTCGACGCTCAAAAGAATCTGAAATCGTAGTGTCATCAATAGCGTAGTTTGGATACTTAGAATTAAATTCCATAATCCTTTCAAGCGTCTCATTAAACCCATCCGTGCTATCACGCTCTAACCATAGACGGTCAAGCAGAGTGTTTCTTCGATCTTTAACTTTTTGTTCGTAAGTCTTGGTCTCAATAGCTGATTTCTGTGCCTGAGCCAAGCGAGTTGGTTGTAATCCGATTGCCTGCATCGCCAATTCCCAAGCTGAAAAGTTTTCAGCAAGCTTAATCCCACTGGCAGTACGTGCATCTTCTTCGGCAATCCTAGCTGCGGTAACAGGTTTTGATACGAGTGCAGGTGCGCCCCTCTCGAACGCGCGTTGATACTGACCTTCTTGGAACAGTCGATAAGCATCAACCCAGTTAAAGCCAAGGCCAACAACAGGTCCCGCATTAGCAATTACGTCTTCAACTATGCTTTCACGGACATCCGGAGAATATCGACCCTCTCGGTACCACAAGTTTTTGGGGTCAAGACTGACACGACCCGCGAGTTCACCACCCGTTAACTCAGTAGCCAGACCGCGTTGCAGTGACCCGCCAACAAAGCGACCTGCGGCTTCGGCAGTCTCAGGATTCATACCCATCTCAGCAAACAGATCTCCCGCAGCACCGCCAAGTTCTTCTTCCATGTAGTTCTTCAACCAGTTCTCCCAGTCAAAGAATTCATCATCGTCTTCGTCGGCAAGCAGTTTAACTATGGTGCCGAGTCCAATACTATAGAACGGAGATGCCTCATTACCACCCAATAGGTAAGTAACTGCCAAGATGCCAGCCAGTCGGCGGCGCCCTTCTTTGTAGAGTTCTTTGCGCTGAGCTTCCGCTTCTGCAATACGCTGATCAATAACTTGTGGGCTTAACTTATCCCGCATCATCTGCTGTCGAAACTCTTCGATTTCTTTCTTACGGAACGGAGCGGCAACCGTAAAATAGAAGTTACGTGCGATAGCATAGGTTGCCAAGACAGAGTATTGCTTAAACTTCGTGATGACCGACAACAACGGAGGAGTGAAGTAGCGGGGTTTCATCTGCCGAGTGAAGTCACCCAAAGACAGACCCACAATGTCTTTTGCTTCTGCAATAGCAAGTTCAAATGCTTCTTCCGGCGTATTCATAATTGGGTTGCCTTGAGCATCCCGATCAATCACACCATGCAAGTCCTTCTTGGGTGATTTTGAAAACTTCTCGTACGCCAACTCGAACGTAGTAAGCAACGACACCTCACGTCCAAGTCTTTCGGATTGATGGAATAAACCCGAGAGCATTTTCTTAACCATGTTGTAGCGACCCGTATACAACTCAGAAGGCCGACCACTCATATCCATAAGGTCGTTGGTCAAGGAAATATTAATCTGACCCTCTTCGATCAGTCGATCTGCCGCTTGTTTAAGAACACCAGTTAGCTTGCCTCCCTCGACGATGGAAGGAAACTGCATCTGCATAATGCTACCCGTTGCTAAAGGTGCCATTGTCCTCGATGGGGCCGTAGCCAAATAACGCCCAAAATTTTTGAGCATCAATGCGTTAGTTTTAACGTAGCCGTATCGCCCACCAATGTAAGGCATCGTAATCTGCGCCACACCAATCACGTTAAGAAGCGCTGAGAAGGGTGCTGACAGCATGTAGAAGAACGTCAACTCTGATGCTTTACCCGCAGCTACCGCAGCGAGACTTGTATCCTCATTACTAAGAATGGTTGGGACACGCCTTTCTACTTCTGTAATGTAGTCACGATATACCGCAGCGCGATCACGATCCGCAAACTCGTCCACATACTCAACGGCATTGTTCAAGTTATTGAGGAAAGGTTCGGCAAACTTAAACCGAGACTGCTGATAAGCACTGTGCACTGCGCTCGTAGCAAACACACGGAGCATGTCACCACTCGCACCTTGAATTGCTTTACGATTGATGAACATCTTACGCATACTCTGCTGCGGTAGAAGAATATAGATCAACTGGTTAAGGCTGTCTTTCATCTCCTTCTTAGCGTCACCGACTGTCGTAGCCGTCACGTTGTCGATAATGTCTTGGGCTTCTTTCAGCACCTGCGTCGTGGTTAGGTTCTGACTAAATAGTTCTGAAAGCCCGTTACCTTTTCGAATCGTGCCAGCCAATGCCTGCTGTTGTGCATTACCTTTGCGTAGCTGAGCCTCACGAGTACGCATAGCCAGTTCTCGGCTGAGCGAATCTTCAAATTCATAGAACTCTTTGAAGTTACCCTTACCCACTTGGAACCAATACTTACCGAATCGGCGCAGGGGGAAGTACGGCTGCACAAGCTTATCAGGACCAAACTTACTGTTGATCTCACGGATAGCCGCCTTCTTTTCGCTAAGTGTGCCGGGACTACGAGCTACTCGTAGTTTCATTTCCCGAACCATGTTGTTTACTGCTCGAGAATAGAAGTCACGAACCTCGCGGTAGATTTCTTTAAACTCAGGGTCAAGCCGATTCCACGCCTGCACCAACGCAGCGTTCATCGTTTTAGCACCGGGCTTGTCGGGGTCGATGCCGCGTATAGTGGCTTCAATCATGAGCCTGCCAAGTAGCTGACTCTGTTTTGGTTTCTTAGCCTGTGCCTTTGTCCACTTGGTAACAATCTCTTCCGCAGAATTCATTATGTTGCCTCGGTAGGCAAGCATCCGCTCAATCATACGGATTGCACCGCTGATCTGGGGAAACTTCGTTTTAGTTAGGTCATCGATCTGCCGCAAGTTAGCAAAACCCAGAACAACTCTGCGGTATACACCAGCACTTGTATCCCACATCGCGGGGCTAATAATCTTTAAGACTTCTTCCCATGACCGACGACCTTTTAAGGCATCGTTGAGCATTTCAATCGTGCTAGTGGTCTGTTCTTCCGCAGTTCGCCACGTCTGGGGGGTACTAATCGGACCTTTGATTCGTGGTCTTTTTGGCCCAGTTGCAGCAAATCGTGGCCCACGGGTAAGCGGATCCCTTGTACGCACTGCTGAGAATATCTTGGTTGCTTCAGCCATGGCGTTACCCGCCAAGTTATCAAGGCCGAATGTTTTAAGGATTGTTCGTACCAATCGCGTGAAGAAAGGTACCTTCTTAGGCTCGTACTTAAGATTTCTAAGAGTTTCTTGAAACTTCCTATTAGTAAAGACCTCGGCTATGAACTCGTAAATGTTGGTCATGCCATAAGGCGTTTTGCCAATCTTCTCCACAGCAAAGTTGTACATGTCGGTTAGTTCTTTAACCGCATCACGCTGGGCAGCTGTCAAATCTTGTGGGCGTTTGCCGTAGGTATCTAAGGCGTATTCTGTCGCAGCATGCACAACCTCGTGCAGGAAAACCCTATAGCTCTTACCTGTCAAAGTATCGGTATCGAGAGCGATCTCATCGAAGTCAGGGTAGTAAGCACCGGGAGAAGTCAGGCCCTCGATGTATTTCTTGTACGCCCCCGACACTGTGCCGAACTCGGCAATGACGGGACCAAGTTTGTAGTTTGGTTTCTGTAATTCAACTAAGCCCTGAGCCACAAGCTCTAGGGACTCGGAACGGTCATAATTCTTAAAGTACTTGTCGTAGACTTGTGGGTAGTGCATTTGCACGTACTTAAACAAGCGCTGTTGCTCAGGCTCCGACACATTATCAATAGACCGACGCACCAGTTCACGGCCCGTGTTAAAGCTTATGTTTGTCGGCAGGTTAAGCTCCGACAATGTTCTTGCTAGGTCAGCAGAGAAACCGCTTAGCTTCTGAGACGCAATGATCAACGCACCCTTGAGGTCGTTGTTTGCTATAGCCGACACCATCGTGGGATGGATGTCGTTACCCCCAAGACTTAGTTGGATTACCCTTTGTTCGAGTTCAGAGAGCGAAGCTTCGCCAGCATCGCGGGAACGCTCGCGCTCTTCTCCAATGTTTTCTGAGCGAAGGTCAATTCGTCTAGGAATTTCGGGTTCGCCCTCTCTTGCACCCCTAAATCCAGCGCCGCTGCTATCAACCCCTCCATCTCGGATTTGTTCTTCGCTAGAACTGGATAGGCGCTTTCCAATAGCTTTAAAGTTTCCATCTTTTAATTCCTTATTGAAGTACTCAAATACGTCCTTGTACCTAGTAAAAATTTGAGCGATGTTCTTTTTAATTTCGGGCCAGGTAGGATTTCCATCTAATACAGACGCCTCAAGCATCAAATTGATGTTTTGCATCTCGGCGGCAAAGTCATCGTCGTGGCTACGTTCCTGTACGTGCGCCAGTTCATGCACCATGGTATACCAAACACCGGAAGCTGCTCTAGAAGTATCTGTATATCGAGTCGCAAAAGGGTTTATAAATACGCCCTTGAAAGGGACTACGATGTTAACGCCCCTGTACTTTTCGTCTAAACTAACCCCAACTGCTTGTTCAGGTAAGAGGACACTGTATTCCGGGTCTAAAGTCGCTACAAAATTGCGCAACTTTAAAAATTCATTACCAATATCAAATAAAAACCCATCAAACTTATCACCAAATTTTTCACGACCGACTTCGGTTATAGGCTTTACCTCGCCGGTTTCAGCCTTTTTAATTTGCTCTTCAATGTCATCAAGTAGGTTTCGGAACCTATTTCGCTCGGCCTCATCTGTAATGTTGGATAGTCTAGAAGTGAGGTGCTTATCCCACATCTCGTCTCTAATGACTTCTTTTTTATCTTTAAGCTCTTTAAGTTTTTGCTTATCTGCCTGCCCGATGTTAACGTTGATATGCAACATGACTTGGTCTTTATTAATCAAAGACTCGTCAATCTTTAAGTCATCTATTTCGATAGACGTTGCTTTTAGATCGTCGTCAGTAAGCTCAGGAACTTTTTTGTTTTTTACATAAAGAATTCCATCCTTAACTTCTATCTGATCCCCTTCAGAAATTTCAGACGCTCTAAAAATATCCGACTTTAAAGGAGGCGCTAATTGTATTGAGTCTGACGTTGTAACTTTTCCAGAAGGTTCTTTGTTTAAATACTGAATCGATCCAAAATCTTTTACGTCAGAAGCAAAATCAGCAGCTGCATAAGCAACTGATAAATACTTAAATATTTTATCGAAGCTATTACTTACAGCAGGAGAAAACCTTTGTCGGTTTAAGTCAAACGGGTAACGCGCATCCTCAGCTTTTACTTCCTTTTTAGGAGAAACGTCTACGTAAATCCGTCTTTGTATGGTTTGTTTGTTTGCTTTTATAGTCTCATTAAATTGCCATAAACCATTAGAAAGAACAGCTACGTTATCAGAGTAAAAATACGAGGTATTTTTAGATACATAAATACGAGCAGTACCCCAATCAAAATTAACATTTGCAAATGTGGTGTAGTCTTCGTACGGGAACTTTGAGCCAATATCTACAGGCATTCCATTAAATTCAACGTCGATATCAGAAAACAACGGGCTTTCTCTCAAAACTTTGTAAGCGTTAGAGTGCCCACGTATTTCGATGTCTATATCTTTACCTGTTGCTGTATCCCTGTACGTTGCAGGCACTAATACTTCTGCGTAAGTACCATGCCCATCTGGAAACATACCTTTAATAGAACTAGGAATATTATCGCCGCGCCAAACAGTAATATCTGGACTAAGGCTAGGATCTTCCATCGACTCTTCTAGCTGTGCCCCTGTGCTTACAAGTTCGCTGGCAACACCATCACGGAGGGTAATAACGCGAATCGAATCGTTGTTAAACAAAAACTGCATCTTGGCAATACCCAAGCCACCCGAATCTCGTTCACCTTCTTTTTTAGTACCCGCAATCGTAAGGAACGTGGTCGACAAGGTTTCGGGACTCATCCCCGTGCCGTTATCTTTAACAGAAATTATTCTCGTAGTAGGGTCGACAGTGATATCGATTTTGCCTTTTACAAGCTGCCCCTTTTCCTGCATCGGCTTAATGGCATCAAAAGAGTTTTGCACCATCTCTTTAACCGACACAAACGGCATCTGCGAAGGTTCACCATAAAGCTTAGGCCCAAGCAGTTTACTTAACCGGCGTACGTTTGCACCAGCTTTAGCTTTAATCGTCTCGCCGTCTTCGTCATCCCGAGCAGGACGGACACCACCTTCATCGCCAGGAACACCACCGAGTTCAGCGGCAAGTTTGGCGATCTCTTCACTACGAGTTTGGGGTGTTGCAGTCGGCTCGGTCGGCTGTGCCGCAAAGAAGTCGTCCGACTGCTTTTGAAGAGCATCAAGTTCTTGCTGCGTAATTAATCCAGCCTCAATTGCTTCTTGCAACCTAGCCGGATCTTGCGTTGCTGGGGTGTAAACAGGTGCCTTACGTTGCGCCTTGCTTAATCTTTCCGGTTCTCTACGAAGTAAATTAACAAATGCTGCAAGCTGCCTTTTCTTTGGTACTTCTGGAATAGCAGTAGCGACACCTTCTTCATAAGACTGTCGTAGGGCTTGCTTTTCCGCATCGCTAAGAGGAGGGGGTAGCGTTCCAAGAGCTTGCTCAAATTGATCCAGCGCAGTCTGCATCTCTTTGACTGCCCCATCAAACTGCGCTTGATTCGCCCGTTTGTAACCCTTATCCAGAGCCATCGCTTTTTGGACCAAGCGATTGGCTAAGCCACCCGGCGCTAATTTACCTGCCTTTTGATACTCAGGCAGCATGGTTATCCTAGCCATCCCGACACGCGACATGCTGCCTTGAGGCTCGTCTAGGAATGGCTGATTACTTTGGCTAATGGCTTCGTTGTATCGAGCTAAAAGTTGATCAGCCCTCTGAAGCAACGGCATCGCAACCGCCGCCGCTTTTGGCATGTTTGCAACGCCTGCCCCGTAATTGGTGCGGAAGTAGTTAATTAGATTTTCGTTATTGGTACCCGCAATATCGCGGATGATGAACGTATCGTCTGGGTTTACAGTCGGAGTTAATGGACCGAGCGTAGGCTCTTTTCGTGTTCCAGTGCTAACAACAGGCTCGACACCTGCGCCCAATCCTGTTGGTTCAATTCTTGTAGGTGCTCCGGCAGTTCCCGCAATGATCTCTTCTGCGCTAGACATTGGAACAGTAGGCTCACGTCCTCCGGACTCAGCTCGTAAACGTCTTGTTTTTTCGCTTTCGAAGTCATATAAAGCCCTTTCTACTTCTTCAGTAGTTGGGGCACGTCCCAACTGTTTCTTTAGATCTTTGTCGAGTTTCTTTAATTCTTCTAACGTAGCAGGAACTGTATCTTCAGGCCGAATACGCCCAGCAGCTTCTTCAGCAAACAAATCTTCTTCGCTAACTAATTCTGTACCCGCAGCTTCTGCTTCTTCATCCGCAGCCAGCTTATCAAGATCGGCAATTGCTCGATCTTCTGGGGTATCAGATGCTTTTCTGCCTAAAACCTCTTTTGTGGTTTGTACTCCGGCACCTAAACCACCACCAACAATAGCGCCTTCTAACCCAGCAAGAGCAGCTTCCTCAACATCAAAACCTCTTTTAGTGCCAGCAGTTTCTCCGGCGTAGGCGGCAACCTCTTCAGCAAACTCAGTCCCTGCCTGAATACCAGTTTCTTTTGCAATTCTTCCGGGTGCCGTTTTACCAGTGACACCTGCACCGGGCAACAACCTACCAGTAGCAAACCTTTCAAACATTGCTTCAAACGTCGCAGCGGCAGCAGATGCCGCAACATCACCAACTGTGGCTTCTGCTAATGTTTTGTCGTCATTTTTTACCCGCTCTTTGAGGATCTCGTTAGTACGAGCCGCAACATAAGCAGGAGCCGCTACGTACGCCGCCGCCATATCTGGAACCGACGTAATAATACGTTCAGCAATAAATGGAAATATTGTCAAAGGGTTATCTGCAATATCCCCAAGTTGGGTACTAGGAGCGTAGCCTATATCCCTTTCGTAGTTTAAAGCGTTATCCGCAAAACTTTTACCGACCGTGTCAACCGGAAGCTCAAATATCTGATCCTTGGGTAACCCCGTAAGATTAGACATCAGCTGAGCAAACGTGTCTGGTACTTCAGCAGCAGCACCGCCTAACCCAGCAGCCCTAGCAACAAAACCTTTGAATGGGTTTTGCGTTTTTTCTATAAACGGTTCTTCAGGAGGAGTAAAGCGTTCCGGGGCTGGTTCTTCGAACGCAAGGGGTTGCGCGGGGGGTTGCGTTTTTTCTTCCTCCTCTTGCACACCACCGTATTGCTCAGCTAACGCCCTGTAATCAACAGCCGGAGTTGCGGTTTCAGGTTGAGGTTCTGCACGACCGCCAAACTCTTCGGCAAGTTTTCTGTAATCCACAGCAACCCCTTTAACTATTTAATTCCAGCTCTACTTTTAAAATCATCCGCTGCTTTTTGATCCGGGAAGTAGAAAGTCTGACCGTCCGGCGTAGTAACAGGCACCCCAGCTGGAGTCGCAGGTTTAGGTGCAGCCCCTCTAGTTGGTGCTCCTTTGAGTTCAACTGCACCTTGGCTTAAGTTTACACCTTCAACTTGGTATTCCTTAAACACACGCTGCTCAACGCCGTTCCGTATTTCTTGATATTGTGCTTGGGCGGTCTTATCACCTTTAAGCGCTTTTTCCCTAAGCTTCCTAACTTCCGGATTCATAAGCTCTAAGTTCTTCATCTCTGCACCAACGGCATCAGCCGCTTTGGTTAGAGCGTTACGAGTCGAGTTGTACGTATCCTTCGGCGACAGGGCTTTAGCTGCTTTATCAACTGCATCAAGGTAAGACAGGCTGGGGTCTTTAGCCATGAGTTGTTGAGCAAGTTGAATTTCTTTCGCAGGAATCCTAGCAATTGTTTCTCTAGAGGCACGATCTTTCTTGCCCTCTTCTGCCCTAGCAGCAATGTCTTTTGCAGATTCGGATGCTTTAAATTGCCGTTCAGCCTCAACCTCAGCTTTCTTACGCTGCTGACCAACAACGTCTTTGTAGATACCGGCTCTACGCTCGTAGTCAACACCCTCAAGCCCTACAAGTTGAGCTTGTCTATCGGCCTCGGCCTTTTTACGGGCAGCTTCCGCAGTTATGACTTTTTGAGCAGGCTCAATGTCGCCTTTTGTACGCTGGGCTTCGCCAGCAAATACCATCTGCGAACCACGCATGAGTCGGTCAAAGAAGGATTCTTGCCCTTGCTTTTCAAGTAGCTCTCTCATCTTTTGGGTTCGTGGGTCTGTTCCGAGGAACATCTCTTGCCGTTTTCTTTCGGCCTCAAGCATTTCTTGAGTGACTTCTGGTTCGCCTAATACTATTCCTTGGTTCTGAAACCGAGGTACCCCGCCGTCTGAAAACGCAATCATCCCACCACCAGCGACCCTAACAGGAGCCGCATCAATACCCTCAAGCTGATTTGCTCGAGCCATAACTTGCTGGGCAATCGGAGGCTCACCTCCCATGTCAGGTGCAATACCCGACATCTTCATCCGTTCTGCCATGTTTACTTTCTGCTCAAGCATAGGGATGCCTATGTACTCGGGCAGAGACTTGTTTTTAATAGACTGTTGCAACTGCGGAATAGACAGCATTTCAGCAAGATCTTCGGTCTCAGCAATGCCGCCAGCGGCGTAAGATTTAACCTCACCGCCTTCTTTCTTACCCATACCAGCAATCGTTCCAATGCCAGCGGCAGTCATACCCAGACCAGATAGCTGTTGCAGTCCAGTCGGCGCAGCTTGATACTGAGATACCGTCGTAGTCGGCGTAGCGTAACCTCGCAACAACCCACTGTAGCCAGCCAGTCTCTGCATCGGCATCTCTTGAGACAAGGCGTAATCTTGGATCGCTTGATTGATGATCTGTTGTTGCTGGGCTTGCTGCAAACCGCCAAGTTCTTGCTGGTAACCAAGACGAGCAAGGTTAGCCGCTTGTTCTGCGGCACCAATATCAGCCGCCTGCCTACCCATCTGACCAAGCATTCCGTATCCAGCTTGAGCGCCTTGGACTCCTTGAAGCCCCATTCCAGCACCAGAAATACCTGTTTGAGCGCCTTGAATGCCAGTCTGAAGACCCTGAAGTCCGGTCGTAACACCAAATTGCTGTGCTTGTCGAGCTTGATCAAACGCCGATTGAAGTCCTTGTGCTTGGATATCACCAAGCTGTTTCTCAAGGGCAGATTCACGTAAACCCTGAGCAATTGCCTGACGAGCACCACCATAAGTACCTTGACGCGATGCAGCAAGATTAGCTCCCAAATTAGCACGTTGGGCATCTTCGATTGCAGCTGCTTTTTGCCGTTCAACAACTTGCTGCATATAGGGAGACATATAGCCCTGCATCGACATTGGATCAGTAGCCATACGCTCGTACATACCGCCCATACCAGCAGCTTGTTGCCCTAAAAATGCCCCTTGACCACCAAATCCAGCACCTTGTGCCCCATAACCAAGCGCCTGTTGTGTTGTACCAAGAGCACCCATACCAGCAGTGCCAGTCATTCTTTGACCGGTTTGGAATCCTCCGGGGGTCTGCATACGAGCAGCCTCGCTAAATACATCTTGTTGCTGTCGGCTAAAAGGGGCAAAGTACGCAGACTTGTCTTCACTAAAAGGTTGATATGGTTTCGTACCAACAATATCGTACTGTCCAGTTTCAGGGTTAAATTCGGTATTAAAGTACTCTTGAGTAGCCGCACCTAAAAGAGCTTCCGTCTGAGGGCGTAGCCAGTCGGGAATGTTGGAAGTATAAGTAGTGCTTGTGGATGGACCACCGCCACCACCACCCATGTTGAGAACACGGCGCCCAGTATGATCGGCACCTTGGTATGTGTGGGCTAAATATTTAAAAAATATCATAATGTCAATTCCAATAAAGTCGTTTGCGGCTTAAATCCGTTGCGTCTTAGTAAACGCACCATGGACTCTCTGCCGTACGCTTGGACTTTTGTCGCCCCACGCTGTTTTAAAATCGACCACAGTTGCCTTAGCACATCTCCGTTAACAATAAACTGCCCACCAGCCAAAGTTATAAACGCAACTCTATGTATGGGGTAGTTTAAAAAAGATACCGTTGCTGCACCATGTATGTCGTTTTTTTCATCTACTGCTACTAATAATAACCATGTACCGCTTGTAAGGAAAGTCTGCGCGTGATGGATGTTGTAGCAAGCATCTATACCTTCTTTTTCAGCGCCTTCTACTAAAGCATCATTTAAATACTTTTCAACTAAAGGCCAAACTTGCGCAACATAATTAACATCAACGGGTTGAACTTTTAAGCTCATGCTGGCAAGTATTTTTCGGCGTCGATCTCCGGCGCTTGCCGCTCTCGGCCTGTCCTAGCCTCACGAACTCTATCCATCATCGCATAAAGTTCTCTTGCACCTGCTTCGGTAGATCCATTGCCAAGACCTGACACTACGTCAGCAGGGATAACAAATTCGCCATCGGCTAATCGCGCAGGTTGGGTATCGCCAATCGAGGCAGGAATATCATCGGACATACCATCACCGGGACCTTTGAGCATCTGCCCACCGTCCGAGTAAGAACCAAGACCGCCAGCAGCCATGCGACGTGCGGGGGTTGTATCCATCAAACCACCTGAGGCGGCTCTAAATGGGCGGTATCTGTCTGGATCATAATTAAATCGGCTAAGAGCGCCAGAGTAATCCTCTGCTCCCGGTATATTAGATCTGGGTCGGTCACCCACAAAACTGGCAAAAACACCCAAACCCGGGTAAAAGTAACCGGACTTAGACATCTCGGCAATTCGTGGGAACATGGGTGAACTAGCTGTTTGGGTTGCTATTTGCCCCGCTGTTTGTGCTGTTGGAGCAGTACTGGCTAAATTACTGTAAAACGGATTACTAAACCCCATTGTGGTCGTACCAGCTGTAGGGCCAGTGTAACTAGACAAAGCGGAAATATCCCCCGGAACCCCCGGCATCGTGGAAGGAAGTAGGACTGTCTGCCCAAGTCCTTGCTGCACAGCTTGATCCGTTGCCGCTTGAGCGACGGCTTGTTCAGCGGCTTGAGTACCTACGTTTGTACCTACATTTGTAGCAGCGCTACCAGCCGCGCCAGTACCAGCACCAGCCGCACCAGCACCAAGGCCACCAGTGGCTGCGCCAAGCAAAGCGCCTTTTAGTGGATCACCACCCATAACCGCAGAAGTACCAGCGCCTGTAATAGCGCTGATGAGCATTGCTTCTCCAACTCCACCGGTAGCCATATAAATCTCCTAATCTTAATTAACGTATTTTAAGTCAAAGCCGATACCCAAACAATAGAGCCAATGACAGACGGTATGGCGGGTCTGGCAAAGGGGGATGCTTGGGCTGCATCGTGAAATAACAAAATACCGTCTGCGGCAGGTGAAACGACGTTTGCCTTGTCAGTTGCCCAGTAAAGCTCAATCTCATCACCGACATTTACAGCAAAAGTTACTTCAGAATAAGCCGTGGTAAACCCTGGTATGGAGGCGCTTTTCCTTGCCGGGACCGAAAACGAAGTGGCTGAGTTGGCTACATCTGCCGAATTTTTCTGGAGCCAAGCGGTTGCCGTGTGTTGCTGATTATCTGTGTTTGCAAGCTGAAGACTGTATCTTATGGTGTACACCCCAGCAACAGCCGCTGTAGCAGACCCCGGTGAATTAAGCGTCCAACCAAACCCAGAGTCTAACGTGTTGAAGTTAACTACCGTAGCGGTGTCGTCCGTGGTGTGCTGGTCGGTTGAGTCGGATGCCGCAATGTGGGGGAAAGTTATGGTATTCCCGCCCACACCCCCGTTTAAAGCATCAAGGATAGTGTCTACAAAGAACCGGTCCAGAAGGTTGAAGTACAGCCGCAAGACATTAGAAAACTGATCTTGGTCCATCCTGTTGTAAGCATTTTTAAACAGGGGGAGGTTTGGAGCGGCAAAGTTCTTCTGAATCATCGCTTGCCATCCGGTCGGGCATCAAGCCTCAAGGTACCTAACTGCCACTGGGTTCCAAGCTGGTTAGACGATACTTTAATTGCTAACTGCCGTGCCCGTGCCCGCACAAAGATCTGGTCGGTAAAGATGTCAGCCGTTGTTTCAATAACATTCTGGGTGTCCGACGGATCATTCTGATACTGAGAACCGGGGAAGTTACGTGGACGAACTGCAATATTGACCGTGGGGGTTGACGCTGTTACATCGGATTGATTGAAGTTAATGTCAGGAATGATCCTACGGGTCAGCATAAACTGCTCACCGTCTGCTATGTCAAAGTCAGCCGACTCAATGTAAGCCTCCATCGGAGCGCCAGCATCGTTAACGCCCGTTTCGTGGCTAAACAGAATACCGTTAAGCTGGTCGTTTTCACCGGTTGTTGCGGCGGCAGGAACATTTCTCAGGGGGGTATCAAGCCAAGCTGTGCGCTCGATTGTGCCGTAGTACCAGTTTTGGTCAAGGTAGTTATAAATTACATACCGGTCGTTCCAAGTGGAGTTTAAACTGGGATAGAACCACCAGATTTCATTAAAGCCTTCGTTCGTACCAGCAATAATCTGGTCAACTTGAGAGAAGTTTAGGTCTTTATATACATACTCACGAAGCGTGGTGGGCAACGGTTGCACCCGACCGTCATACATGTAGAACTTATCCTGCCCCATCCAAAACACCACATTAGCGGCAGTTGTAACCGCACGGGGAGAAATAACGGAAATGTTGTCTGACAATTCTTGCAACGAGAAAACGTCCGTTGTTCCTGTGAACTGAAGGCTGTATGCGCTGGCATCTGTTAAAACGACAATTTCTTGCCGGGTCGCAACCGCCCGAACAATCTTTGAACCCTTTGAAACTCGTATAAAGCCTGCCGAATTTGTTACAAGCGGTGTCCACACTTCAGGCTGATCTTGACTAGCCCAACGAATGAGAAGGGGGTCAAATTCACCGGACGAGCCAGCATAAGGCTGACACCCAAATGCTAAAAGGTGCTTATCGTTCTGGGATACAAGAATTTGTGCTGCTGATTCAGGAACATCTGCTGCGCCGCCCAAAGAAGAAAGAAGAACAGCACGGGTGCCTAAAGACGTTGTGGGATTAACCGCCGAACCACGCTCCCAATAGTAAATAGGCCCACCAATCGGAGCGCCAGTAGTATCAGTAATAGCCCTAATATTGGCAACAAGGTCGTTATCAAAGTTATCTAAAAACCAGTCTTGCTGTGGGAGATCCACGGGCACAGGAGAGGCAAGCCCCCAACCAAAAGCCCCATCCCAAGCCCCTGTGCCCCATCCATAACCAAGTGTTGGTGCAGCAAAACCAGGGTGAATCTGGCACTCAATATCAATCGCTGTGCCACCGCCCGAAGTCGTTGAGGTTGCCGCTGTGGTTACAGTGAAGGTAAAGTTATCATCGTCAACCTTAGTAATGAGGTGTTCTGTGTTTATTTCAGCATCAGGCACTCCGCCCACATCGCCCGTCACCCCAGAGATCGTGACATAGTCTCCCGTTAAACAGCCGTGGGCTACGACATTAATATTAATTGTTGTGGAACCGTTGGTTGTATCTACGCAGTTATCGGTGTCCGGTGTAGTTAAGGTAGCTCTTAACGGAGTAATGTCGTAGAAGTAACCACCAACCTCGATATAGAGCTTGACGTTCGTGCCCATACCAAGGAAGTTGTCGTTATAAGACGTAATCCAGTTTTTCATCTGACGGCAGGTGCCAATAAACCGTTCAGACGTAGCTGCAATCCACCCGCCTATTTTCTGTGGATAACCTGAGAAGAAACGAATCTTGTCGCAATCCCACCAACCACCCTCGTTAGAGTAGTTCGTGGTATCTCGGTTAACACCGGGGCGAAAAGTCAGCTTCTGAAAAGGCATTTTAGGCTACCAGTCCTTCAAGATAAACTGTTTTACCGTTTTGTTTCGTTGCGGTCAAGACCTGCTTTTTGTTATCCGCAGGGTTGTAGGAGACATGCACCCAGCCCGAGTCAGGCACACCGGGGGTGTAGAACTCAAGAATTAGTTGACGGAACTCGCAGTTGTCCTTAATCCACTGAGCCAGATCAGCGTTGGCAACCCCAGGAATCTCAATATCTGCGGCAAACCCCTTGCAATGGTCTGATGTCGTACTGCCGCCCACCTTGGCGTTGACCAACGGATGCCTGAATCCACTGTTAACTTTGACCCCCATGCCGTAGTAATCACGGACTTTCTGGAGAACGTTTTCGCAGAGGATACGAAGGTTTTCAATTTCAGAACTAGAGGGGTCGTTTGCCATACCAAAGCGCAAGGCCGTCTCGGACTTGGTCATTTCAGAGAGGGTGAAGTTTTGAGTCAGATTCATTTCTTCTTCTCCATAATCTCATCAAGCTGGGCGCTCTTTTCCTTGCTTCCTGCGCTCGATCCAAAATAGTATCCCAACACCATTGTGACCGCAGAGGTCAGCGCACCCAAGACGTAAATCAAGATGTCTTTGGAATCGGCATCCACATCAACAAAGATAATCACGCCAAACAAAATAAAGGTTAACCCTACCGTACCAAGCGCAAGGATTGGAGTAACAATTTTATTAAGCGTGGGTGCGCTGGCGCTTGTGGCAATCTGCACCTCCCGATCACGGGCAGACTGCATCTCTTTAACGTGGGCTTCCAACTGGGCTAGTTCACCCTTTTGCGCCATCTCCATGAGACTGGCTTGGGCCTTTGCCTTGGCTTCAGGATCGGGTAGTACCTTGTCCAGAATCTTCTCCCCGATGTTTAGAATCGCTCCGATTGGCACCATTATTCTTTCTCCTTCATGGCGTTAATGGCTGAATACGCACCTTTACGGCCTACGATTCCTCCGATGGCCCCAATGCATAGCAACATAATGTCTTTCATTATCCCAAGAAAGGCTTCATCAATAGGTGCAATCTTCTCCATGTCTTGGTCTACAAACATCACGGCAAACAGTATGCAAACGACGGAAATCGAAAGGATTGCCGCCAGGACAAGAACAATGGTCGCCCAGACACGTACTTCTATTTGCTCTGTGGTTAAGTCTTTAAACAACACCTTTGCTCTCCATACGAATGCACTGAGTGTTTAAACCGGGACTCTCAATACGAATGGCCTGCCTGCGGATTTCACACTCTGCCTTGGTTGAGTAAGATTCAATCCCAACCCCATCTTGCAAAAAGACCACCAGTAGAAAGTAAATCATTTTGCGTACCTGAAGATAAAGTCAATCGCCATGTATAGAACCAAGCACCCAACTACGACTACGGCTGAGACACCACCATAAAGAAACATGTCGTCCCAGAACTTCTTTTGCATCATCTCCTGCTCTTGCTTCATGCGGATGCGGTCTGCCCTGATTTTACGGCGCATCTCTAAAAACTTGCGGTACCCGTCTAGGCTTCCGTATCCACCCTCAAGGTTACAAAATGCCCCATACAAGAACTCGTGGCGTATTTCCTTCTCCATCTCCATGAGCTTATGCTCGGCTTCAAAGGCGTTAAAGGCTTCTTGCGTGTCGCTGCCAAAATCTAACTTACCGAACAGCTTAGGTTTCTGGGGCTTGTTCTTGGCATCTGTAATGTGTTGCTCAAGCTGGTCGGCTAAACCGACGTATTTAGAAAGTTGTGACCAAACACCTTCGGCCTCCTGAGCAAACTCGGAGGCTTTCTTGATGCCGTTCCATACCGCCGAGGCTGCTGCAAGAAGAGTAATTGGGTCCATGTCTACTCAATAAGTGTGTACCACCCAGTTGCAATGTACTTGTCATGCGTGTAAACGGGGTTACCACGATGAACGTGTGTAAATGCTGCGGGCCAAAGCACACAACGTCCAGCTTTAGGGTTCACTCTTATGCCCTGCCACAAGAACTCCGTTTCCCCTTCATTATAAGGAATGTCGTTTAAATAGATAGTCCACACCAAAACACGACTTGCTTCTTTTACACAGTCCTGTTCGCAATGCCAGATGTGATAGCCGCCACGTGGGGGAGTTCGTTGTAGTTTAACCTCTAGGGATGCGGCTTTAAGACCCTTAAGAACAAAGTAATGCTCACAATAAAGGGCCAAACACCCATGCAGCCGATCACCAACCAACTGCTGTATTTCTGGTAGGTGGTGACTAGCATAAATTGCATAATCTTTTCGTTTTAGCTCCCCGTTGTGTATATGTTGGCTTGCCTCTACTTTTTCTTTTTCGTTCGCTTCAACATTATTAAAAGAATCAATAACGTAATGACACTCCTCTTCAGAAAGAGCGTTGTCATAAATTCCAATGAAATCTTGATGGCTAACTATGTTTGGCATTTATATGAACCAAGTAATGATTGAATACCGAACGCCTTTAGTGACGGGCATAATCTCGTGCGGGTACATAAAATTTGATGGAAAAAGTATTGCTGAACCTTTTGGTATCTTTGTAGCAACTTTACGATCAAAGAAAGCAAACTCACCACCTTCGTAGTCATCGTTTAGAGCAAAAGAACAACTTAATATTCTTGGGTTTTGTAAATAATGATCTGTGTGTTGACTGTAAAAACTTCCCTCGAAGTAACGCAACATACAATAACCAGAATCTCCTTGAACAGCCAAATCAGTAATATTGTAAGTTTCAAGGTAATCGCGCAAAACATATGAAGCACTTGTATATAAATAATTATCTAATTCTTTTCTTGCTGTATTTTTATTAATAATATTTGGGTCTGATATATTTAACGAATCGCATTTACGTATTGTTTCATCAACACCTTTTGCTACTTGTGCTATAACAAATTCGTTACTATTAGAATATTCTTCTAAAATTTTTGAAATTAAATTATCTGTAATAGCATTTGGAACTATATGAATATAATCTTCTAATTTATTATTTAACATAAAAAACCTCAATCTTGGGTATTTTTCCTGTAAATGAAGTTGGTGGGTTTTTAACTACATTTAAATTATTACCATTATAATTTTCAGGTGGACTCCACCAATGCGACACGTCAAAAGGAACCATTGCACCATTTGGTATCATTGATGGATCAACAATATCTTCTATTTTTTCACTTGTTCTCATAGCATGTATACAGTAAGCAACTGTGTTATCTTCTAAAGAAGTAAATGCGTGTTCCGTATCTTTATTAATATAAATCATATGAGGTGCTTTAAAAATAGTTTCCTCCCCATTTGCCACGCATTTAACCGAACCACTGGCTAATAAAGTTAAGTGGTCAAAACTATGTGTATGGGTATGCTCAGTATCACCAGTTTTTTCAAAATGCATCATTCTGCTATATAAATTAGCAACGCACCCTAATTTTACGCTAATTGCCATTACAATCCTCCTTATTAACATTCTTAACTATTAAATTTATTTCTGGTAAATATAAATAATTTATTTTTGACCGTTTTAGTGTATTTATAGCATCCTCTAAACTATCTACTATGGGTTCACCTGCTAGGTTAAATGAAGTGTTAAAAAGTAATGGGATAGACGTTAACTTATAAAATTCATTTATTACATCGTAAAAATTTTTATTTTGCGTCTCGTTTACAGTTTGTATTCGGCAAGTGCCATCAACATGTACCACAGACGGTACAACCTGCTTCTTTTCTTCTTTGCACTGTACAGCGTACATCATAAACGGAGAAGAAGTGAGTGATTTCATATGAAACCATTCATTGGCTTTGTGTTCTAAAACTGACGCAGCAAAAGGTCTAAACCACTCTCGACCCTTTACCGTGTTTACAATTTCTTTACCGTTTGAAACTGAAGGATCAAAAAGAATACTACGATTTCCTAACGCTCGGGGGCCAGACTCTGCGCTTCCTTGATACAAAGCAACAATGTTTCCGTTTTTTAATAATTGGGCCACATTTGCTGCGGTAGCAGTTTGACTTTCAATGTCTTTTGGAAGATCATAATTTGGTTTGCCTCCAAGATAAACATGATTCTGCTTTCTGATCGTTGTGTCCTTAGTTTTCTTATGCCAAATATATTTAGCAGCGCCTATTGAAATCCCCGCATCGTTAGCCACCGGCTCAATGTATAAAGAAATGCCAAAGGGAAGGTGATCTAAGTATTCATAATTGGCTACGCAATTTAAAGCGTATCCTCCCGATAGACAGACATTTTTTGCTCCAGTTTTTTCTACCGCATTTAATATAAATTTGATGGCCTGTTCTTTTACTTGATCTTGAACAACCTTTGCCAAATTAGCCAACTTTTGAAAGTTTTTATCTTTAAAGTATGCTAAGTGATCCCAACCAAAATCGGGAGCATTTTTAACCAACACAGGATTAATTTTACCCCTAACAAAAAGGTCTGGTACGTTTTTATCTGCTACTCCGTACGTAGACATTCCCATAACTTTTCCAGCATCTAATTCATCAAAACCACAAAGCAAAGACAAAACTTGGAAAGGATACCCAAAAGATTGACACACATCATCAATATGAAAGTTTGTGCCATTTAAATTTTTATTAACTTTAAGTGAATCTCCGTACGAGTGACCCATTTTTGTAACGCAATCAATTTTATCGGGATATTGAAATGTGTAAACCGAATGGGATTCTATACAACTATAGGAAATTTGATTTTCAATTACATTAAATTTAGATCCAGTTCCATCAAGAACTATGCAAACTGCTTCCTCAAACCCAGAATTATAAAATGCTTGAGATGCATGACACAAATGGTGGTAATCGTTTAGTAAAAAAGTTTCGTATTCTACGGATTTTAAATAATTTTTTATTATAATTAAGTCATACAAAGTGCAATTTTTGTAATCTTGATAATCATTAATTATAGTTGCTGGTAAGACTCCGGATATACATAAATTATTTATGTTCGTTGCATTTTTAGTAACTTTTGTTAACGAGCACAAAGGAATTCTATCTCTAACTTTTCTAGACAAACGCTCTTCTTGTAAATGTAGAATAAGATCACCGTCAGATAGTAGGCAAGTAGATGCGTCGTGCCCATATGACACACCTATTGTATCGACTATTGTTTTTTGCATTACTAACCTAGTTATTTTTGGATGTCAAAAAACGCATAAGAACGATGTCCGTTTGCAAGTACGTAATGAAAAAAAACCTGCACTTGGCTGTTTCCTTCGTAAGGTTTTCTCCAATGTTCTGCAACACACCCTAAATACATCATTGCGTCTCCGGGGTTTAACAAAACACTTACCTCTTCACCGCTAAGTTTTTGAATCCAAATAGGCCAATCTGTTTCGGTTTTTTGAAGGTTAACTGTAAGGCTAATCTCGCAAGCGTCTCGGTCCCGATGTCGGGCTAACATCTCACCCTTACTATAAATTCTACCGTATGTATATGTCGGCAATACATCTTCACCACACAACTGACTTACTTGAGGTATTTTTTTAACCAACATTTTAACGCATGGTAGAAAGTTGTATATGGCTGGAGAAGACGGACACTGAGAGTCTAAACCTAACTTTCCATCTCTTTGTGCAATAAAAAAAGCCTGTGCTAATTCGTCTGCTTCTTGAGTAGCTAAGAAGTTTGGTACGTAAAGAAAGTTGTTTTGCTTAAGACTGGGGTTCATTGCCAAATTGCTTCAGGTTTAATAGGCCACGAAGTAATTTCTTCCTGCGGTGGATTTAAAACAATTGCTCTAAGTGCGGCACGGTAAGCATCCCACTCGGTTTGGTTTTGCAGGTTTGTGTCGGGGAGTGCGGCCCAATCAGATTGTTGAAGCAAGTTCTTGGATTTATTTTCATTGATTGCAGCCCATTGTTCTGGCGTAGGTGGGGGCGGGTTTTTGTAGATGTAGTCAAAAGCATCAAACTTTTCTACACACTTGTTAACCCATTCTGGAAAGTTTGTACCGACAACCTGTTCATTTTCTCGGGAGTCTGTAAATTCAATCCAGCCTTCGCCGTTTTCCCATTGAAAAGCCCAGACATCCTCGGGTATTCCACAATCAGAGAGGTCTAAATCAGAGTAACCCTCTGCGTTTTTGTAAACCGCTTTATCGGCAATAATCACTGTTAGTCTATAAAGTTCACTCATTTTTTACCTCTTACAAGTTTTGGTTTAGCAGGAGTAATATCAATCTGTTTTGCCGGTGGTGCGCTAGTTAAGGCTACCGCTTGTAGTAAAGTTTTCTGAGACTCTACTTGCGCCTTGACCATTTCATTTCTAAAACTTTCCACGGCAGCGCCCGTTTGTCTTTGTTGCCCAGAATTTTCAATCATCAATAAGGGCATCCAAGCAATGGCGCACTGCCACTCTTCTACTTCTTTACCTGTGTTCGTGTCATACCCAGCTACTTTTGTAAACCAAGCACACTGCAAACCCGCGCAGTTCTTTTTTATTAAAGGGCAAAACTCGCCGTTTTTAAGTTGCATTATTAAGCCTTAGTAGCGGTAATCACATCAAGGTACTTGACTGCTAGATTGATTGCAGAACCCGAAAAATTACCCGAAGCTGGGTGAAGGTGATTACCACCTGAAGCGTTGTGGGTGTGAGGTGAGCCTGCAAAAGAAGCAGATGCTGGGTGAAAGTGATTGCCACCTGAACCCGGGTGAGAGTGAGCGCCGCCACCGCCTGTGCTAGATGTAGCACTAGAAAGTATGAAACCGACGTTTGGAGCGCCGCCTCCGCCGGGACCGCCACCGCCATAAGCGTGAGAGTGGGATGGGATAGTTGGAACTGCTAGAGTTGTGTTGCCAACCGATACCGGCGCTGTTGCATTTCCTGTAGAGACTGAAATATTACCGCCCTGAGTTGCACCAACTACAGTCACAGGAACTGTGGCATTACCAGTAGAAACTGAGATGTTGCCTGTAGGAGTTTGGGAGGCAAAAGATGTCGTAAAATCTACACTACCGCCCGTCGAAGCAGAGCCGGTGACAACACGGAGAGCATGGTTGTTGTAATTTGAAGTGTCTTTAGTCCATCCAGTAGGAGCGGTCGTCTGGGCAAAAATCATCCGAGTGCCAGCGTCAAAAGAAACCGAAGGAGTGACAGCATCAATAACATTTGTGCCGTCGTTGTACACAAAAGCCTTGGTTCCCGCCGCAACAACTGCGCCTGTGCCTGCGGTGTTCTTAACGGTCAGGTCATCAGCAAGGTCATTTTGGATTAAATAAAACTTCTCAATCTGGCACCCCGAGCCAAGAATCAAGTTACGAGCGCCGCCCGATGTTCCTGTGCAAACTAGCCTAAGGTTACGAGCCGTCTGAGAAGCGTTTGTGTTGGTAAGCGTTAGGGTTACGTCAGCACTTGCAAAAGTGACTGTTGCCGAGCCAGTAATGGCCTCTCCAATTGCTGTGCCAAGGTTTGTGTTGGTTGTAGTACCCCACGTACCAACCTGTTCGCCGGTACCAATCAGTTCGATTTTAAGGTCAGAATAAGTTGAGGCCATAATAAACTCCTAAATAATACAATAAATGTTAAACGATTTGGATGACAGTGTCATGGTGCGGTTGGTACGGTACTCCAATTTGCCGGTTGTGCGTTATTAATAACTTCCCATAACAACCTTGTAACAAATTCGTCAGCCGCATCAACACTTTCATTAACCTGCGCTAAAAAGATTGCAGCAGCAATTACGGTGTCTAAACCTATTGTTCCTTCTACAACCGCAGCATTAAACTCACCCAAAGAAGCTATTTCATCAGCGCCGTTTGCAGCTTCAACAATTTGGGCAATAAACTCAACCAGCGCTTCTACCTGATCTGAGCCTTGCGCTGTTTCTAAAACAGAAGATCCAAACTCAACGACCGCAAATATCTCAGCTGTCCCATCTGCGGCTTCGGATACTTCCGAGAAAAACTCGACCGCACCAAAAACAGTATCGGAGCCTTCCGCACCCTCAGAAACAGACACCGCAAAACTTCCTAAAGATGCTACTTGATCTGATGCCTCTGCCGCTTCAACAACAGACGTTAAGAAAGTAGCAAGCGCTTCTACTTGATCCGCCCCGGTCGTTGCTTCACTAATCTGACAATTAAACTGGGCTAGTGCTTCTGTCTGATCTGCACCTGCTGCTGCTTCTAATATGTTGTTTAAACTGAAAAACCCACCATTGGTCTGATCTGCTCCATTTGCAGCTTCAGAAATTTCACAAGCAAAATCTTGGCGTGTTTGTACAGAGTCACTGCCCTGCGTGTTTTCAGCCATACTTGTCTGAAATGTTGCTTGTGCTACTGTTTCATCAGAACCCGTAGAAGCTTCTATAACGGCTGTCTGGAAAGTCACTAAAGTTACTATTTCGTCAGATCCATTAGCGCCCTCAGAAACCGCAGCGTTACTTTCTGCAAGTCTTGCAACTACCGCGTCACTGCCGTTTGCTACCTCTGAAGCTTCAGCAAAAAACTCAACATCTCCAAATACTTGATCAGCCCCCTCCCCAGCCTCTGCAATATCACAGAAGTAGTTTGGTATAGAGGAGAACTGATCTGCCCCGCTTCCAGCTTCTACAACTGCTCGGCTGTAGGTATTACCTCCATCCATCTGGTCAGCGCCTGATGTGGCTTCAACAACAGCACGATCAAAAACAGAGCCGCCCCAACCGGCTTGGCCCCACGTACCGGATGACCAGCCGCCATCAGACATTTTTAAGCAGCCTCTAACTCAGACTCTGAAAACCAGCGAGATTTTTTTACACCATCAGCATCAGTCCATTCGACCATATAAAAGAACTCTCCATCTTCCGTCATACGGAGAGCAACAACTGGGCCTTGTGGAATAACGCCTTTAAGGCGCACTTCTTGATTTTTAACAAAAGTTGTAGCCATGATTGCTCCTTATGCATCAGCTAAGCTAAAGGTGTACTTAACGTTGAGAATGTCACCACTTACAACAGCCCGGTCTCCAGGGGACTCAAACTCAGCCTCAGAGAACAAAACGCCGCTGGTGCCCGTGTCAACACTAGCTAAAAATGCTCCACTAACTGTTACCGTGGCGTTCATGGTGAACTGCGCTTGGCTGGCGTCATTGTCAATTACTGAAGGATCTGCGGTTGTAGCAGTACCAAATGTCGCTGTTTTACGATTACCTGCATAAGCGGTTGTTTCAGTCCAAGCTTTAGAAGCCAAAGTATCCGCAGCCGCCAAAGTTGGAGTAGTGCCAGAAATCAAGCCAATAAACCAAGCCGCAGTGTAAGTGCTGCCTTTAAAATACTTGGTGTTCATGTCCTGAAGACCTTCGTTAACTACTAAATTTTTGGCTTTAGATTCCCACTTTAAATTGCCATCTTTATCATGACAAGTTAGATGGAACACACCACCACCTGCTGCGCTTTCGCCAGCATTGGTACCAGAAACAATCGCAGCAGACATTTTGTCAGTGCTTAGTGCTTTTGATTTCATTTTAAAACTCCTTAAGAAAGTCTAATTAAAGCATCCGTAGAAGACGCTACCGGAAAGTCAACCGAGAAGGTTGTTGTAGAGGTCTTATCTGACCCAAAGTCTAATACACAAACAGCTAAACCGCTATCCTTGTAAATCAACGCACCACGAGCCGTAATAGCGGCAGACCACGAAGTGTCTGTAAATGTAATAAACGCCGTACCGCCTGTGATGCCCTTGGAGACTGTTAGGGTATTCCCACCAGCCGTGTAGCCTGAACCAACAACCTCACCACTTGTTGTATACGCAGCAGTCTCTGCGTTAAGCGATGCGCTGTTTGTGTATAACGCAATCTTGAACGTGTCCGTATCAAAATCAAAGTCTCCGTCAATCAAACCAGACTTGAACGAGTTGCAGGTGAAGTTGCCCGTGAATGCCATTATTGGACATCCATCCTAAACTGCCCGGATCGGTAAGCATCCTGACGCTCCATCCCATCACCAAGGCGTTTAGCAAGAGCTAATGCTTCGTTGTAACGCTTCTCGTAATTAGCTATCACATCTGGCTCACCCTTCATAAAGGTGTAAGCCTCTAAGAGCGAACCGTAGAGAAGTAATGAATCGAAGTTATCCCCAAGCCAAGTAGTTGTTGCAGTGACAATAGACTCAGGGTAGTAATAGTAGTGAAGTTCAATGTTGTATGCAGCATCTGGTGTTGGGCCAAGAATAAAAGTTAGCTCGTTAGTAATTACAGGGGGATTGGTATTTGTCGTTGTGGGACCAAACAGAGCGTAATAATAGGGTTTACCCGTAGCAGTAGGGTTAGGGTATGCGGCCCTGATAAAGTTTACGTCTTTGTTTAGCAAATACTCATAATCCCCCGTAACCGGATCAATTACCGCCATGGAATACACAGCAAGAAAGTCGGGTGGGCTTGAGAGGTACTTGTTGTTTATAGTTGTAGGACCAGTCACATTCTTTCGAATAGAAGGAAATTGGACCGAGTTGTAAATTCTCTGTTCGGCCTGTCGAATGAACGTGTTAATCTGTTCAGCAGACGTAAAAGTTTCCGTAGCAGCGGTGGGGTCACCATACTGCGTATTTGGGAAATCGTTCTCTGTGAAACCTTTAATAGTTTCAAAGAGTTGTGTGTAATTCACAGCCTAGCTCCTTTGCTAGAATTAACTACTGCGGGTATAACCTGTATATTCCAAGGCACATGTAATCCGGAAACTGTGTTGCCTTGTAACGGAACAATATGGTCTACATCCCACTGAAACCCAAACAGTTTAGTTCTTTTAACCGCAACCTCATACGCTTCTTCTAACATCCAAAGATCGTCTTTAGAAAGCCATTTTGGCGTTCTTTGCATTTTAGCGGCTTGTCGCTTCCTTACATACGCTTGTGACTTATGTTTATTCCGTTCACGCCAAACCTTGCGTATTTCTTTCATCTGCTCTTTGTTTTGTTCCATCCACGCTGCTACCCTCGCACGGCATGCTTCTTTATTGCTTTCAGCGTATTTTTGCTTCGCCGCTTTTACCTTTTTGGGGTTTGCAGCAGACCAAGCATTTACACGCTGTAGCTTACGAGGGTCTTTAGGGTCAGCGTAGGGCATTTTAAGCCATCGGTCCTCGGCACATAATGCCTTTAGTAGCAGCCCCAACACCACGCATTTTGATCCCTGATGTTTTAACATCATCCCTACCGGGATCTCCAGCACTTACGCGACCCGCAACAGTGTTGCAAGTCATTTGATTTGCTGCCAGTGTATTAGGATCAGGTGGGCGGCTTACAGCTTTCATGGCTTCTTTTTCACCAATGAATTTACCTGTCATCGTGTGAGGAGGGGCATAAAGAGCGCCGTCACCGACCTCTTTTCCCATAACTTTTTTACTGTACTTAGCCATTATCGACCCCTCGAAGAAGACCGCTGATTCATAGCCCGAGCAAGATTACGCCCATACTTCTTCATTTCCAGAGACGTAACTCCACCCTTTTTCATCTTTTTAGCACCATGCATGGAAGCCTCGTGTCCTTTCACGGCTTTACGAGCTTCGGTTTTTGCAACGCTGCGTACTTTATTCATAGTCATTTTCTTACTCCTAAACGGTTACAACAGTGACATTACCTAGGGTAATCCCTAGCGCTAAATTGTTAGGCGTTAACCCGGCATCATCTGCCCTAGCACCCCCAACAGGCGCCCATCCCCATTGGATAATTCTACTACCACCCTCTGAATAACCAAAGCCTAATGGCGCAGTACTATTAGTAAGTAAAATCTGCAACCCATTAGTACCAGAAACTTGATAGCTAACATCTGGCCTCGGATCTCTAACCGCTTGAGGGTCATTTACCGGATACATACCCAACTGCAACTGGGGTTGATCAGGGTCCCAACAAGTCGGACAAACTTTAATCTTAAATGGTCGAGTCTTTACGATCTGTATTTTTAACTGCTTTAGCATGTACCGCTGTGCACACCGGTCACACTCTGCAATCGCATATTTACCAGAGGCAAACCGATTAGGCATGGTTTACCCCGCGTAGAATAAATTACGTGGGACGATCCGAAGCGGAGCAGTCTCTCTATCTTCGGAGGAAGCCATTAACCAATGTTCTTCGTAGTCAGCCTTTAGCATCTGAATTCTTAGCGGATCAACTTCAGGTAGCTTCATACTTAGGTGTGCAGCAAGACCAGCCACAAGGCAAGGTAAAAGCCTGAACGGAATATCCTGAGTATTGACGCCGTTGCCAGCATCTTGCATCCGGCGCATCCTCCAGTAAATAAAGGTGTACTGGTCGCCCGGAGCATTGGGGGTAGGCCAGAGGTTTACGCAAGGTAAATTTTGAACAGAGATGGCTGCTCCAGTAAGATGCGCGGCTGCGGTTGTGCCGTACTGTCCTCTAGCACAATTTAAGAGTTGGTTATTCGTAATGTCTACGTTAGGGTAGCTAATAGTCTCATTACCGATTTTTACAAAACCAGCGGCAGCAAGTTCTGACACGTTAGATACAGTAATTGTCGTATCTGTAGCAGAGATATTGCCAGATAGCGTCACAGTTGTTGGGTTAGTCTCCCCGGTCTGCCTGTTAAACCAATACTGAATTGGGCGTCCTTGGGTGAGTTTATTGGGTATCGAAGAATAAGTCGGCTCAGCAATATTGCTGATATTAATATCCGACTGGTTCAAAGTAGCGTTATTTTGTCGTATTACAGTATCCAAAAGCTGGATCGTATCGACTGGAACAGGATAAATAGCCTGACCAGTAACTAAAGGTATAGCACCCTGCTCAATTGTCCAGAGGTTAATACCTCGGTTCGCCCACTCAATCGTCAGAAGATTAAGACTTCGACGCGCAGTTCTGAACTCGTAACCAGTACGAAGTTCTTTCCCGCAACGCTCAAACGCCTCTTCAAATATATTGCTGAGGTCAAGGTTAAAAGCGTGGGTGCCAGAAGTGGTCACTTCTTAAGTCCTTTTAAAGTCTGCGCTAGACGAGCACGTTGACCCATCTTACCGGGCTTTTTAGCTGCTGCGGCAAGCTTTTTAGCCGGTATTGGTTTACCGGGCTTTGCCCCAAGCGAACTGCGTAACGCCCCAGGTTTTTTAATGGCGCCTTTAATCCAGTTGGTACTACCACCTTTTTTCATACCCGGCACACCACGACCCTTTAGGATGTCAGCTTTAGTAACTTCACCGTCTTTATTTAGATCTGGAAAACTTTTAGCCATTATCGAAACCTCGCTGTCTTCTTTGCAATTCCCTTAGGTTGAGCGACGAACTGCTTACCCTTAGCCTTACCTGCCCGTTTGGCCCTCGTAGTAGCTGCATATTCGGCGGGAGACAAAGCTTTGATAGCTGCGGAGGGCAAATATCGTTCACCAGTATCCGAAGAACGCTTACCACTTTTAGTTCTCCATTTCTGGTTTGTCCAATCTTTCAAGGACTGTTGCGGCTTCCTTAGCGGCATCTGTCTCTACCCTTCGCATCTCTCTATAAGTTTCAGAAGCGCCTAAGATCCATTTAAAAACGTTTCCATCTTTCTTTGGATCGTAGACTGGCTTGCGAATCACTTATAGCCACCACCAGCGGCTTTATACTTCTTAGCCAATAGTTGCGCTTTTCTTGCGGACCATTTTCCTGCTCCAGTACCTTGGGTACTTGAAGCTTTGATCTGCTCAAAAAGACGCTTACGCATACCGGGCTTGGTATAGGCATTTGACTCGTTAACACGAGACTTGACCTTCCCACCCTCTTTATATTGGGTGAACTTGTCGCCATCCTTCCGCCTGCCAATCTTTGCTTTTGGCATTTTGGAAGGGCGGATTGCGCCCATACCTCGACTCGGCATCATTAGCACTTACCGCCCATAGCCATTTTTTTCGCCATGCCGCCGTAAGCCATCTTAACTTCCGTACCTCGAGTTTTGCCTTTAACAGCAATACCATCAGCACGTTTGGAAGCAGAACCCATGTGGGGTTTACCTGTTTTGACTTTACCCATTTTAGAAGCCTTAACTGAACCGCCAGACTTCATCTTTTTGATATCGCCAACAACACGCTTTTTCTCAGCGGCGAGGTTTTTCTTACCCTTGGGGGTGGTTGCTTTTTCGGAATCAATGCGACCAAGTTCCTCGAGACGGTTCATACGCTCAGTGTTTGCCATTTTGTTACCCTCTTTCTTAGTAAATTCACGACCCACGGACTGTGGGACCCCTACCTTCTTGGCAAACTTTGGATTGTTTGCCAATGCCTGCATAAACTTTTCCTGCTTTCTTGATACCGGGGGCACTATTTATCTCCTAGCGCTCAAGGCATCAATTTTCTTCTCGAGTCGGTCAAAACCGCTATCGAAATGTTCACGAATCTTTTCCAAATCCTGCCGTACTTCAGCACGGGTAATGTGGTCACGGGCGACTTCCTCACGAGTACGGTTCAGCAAAATGCTGATCCGTTGGAGTTCATCGAACTTACCCTTAAGCATGAACACCATGACCCCCACAATTGCTGAGAGAACGACATTCCATAGCATCATCTCCATTTAGCACTTCCATCGCTTTCTCGCTTGACGAATGCGGCTGTTTGGGTCTTTTGCGGCCTCAGGAAACTTCTTCATCTGCCCAAGCGATCTAGCGCAGAATGACTTACGTCGTGCTGCGCGCTTGCCTGTGGGCTTATCTTCGGTCACGGCGGTCTGGAGTTTTGACCCAGGATTGGCTTTGCGATATGCAGCCACCCCTTTTTTGGTCATGCCAGCACCCTGCTTAGTCGGACGAAAGTTGCCCGACTTCACGGATGTCTTAATCCCCATACCTTTAGAGTTAGGCATAAAACACCGTTATAGAGGTAAGGTCCGTCACATCTGCATAGATATCCGTTTCGCAACGAATGCCTTGTCCCGGAACAACAACGTTAAACGGCGAAGGTTCAGTACTAGCAGGCCAACTAGATTGGAAAACTACATCTCCACCTGACCCACCATCCTTAAGTACTAAAGAACCCGCAGTAGCTGCCGGAGAAATTAATATACCTTTAATCCGCGCAGGAGCACCAAAGATAGTGCCATCATTAATTCTGTACGTACTTTTTACATCAGTCTGCATGCCCATCTTGGTTCTCCAGTTTCTCTAGCAAAGCCTTTAGCTCAGCTATTTGCTTAGCTTGTGCTGCTACGATACCCATGACATGGTCTCTTTGATTTTCCAGAAGCCCAAGCATGGCTTGGACCTCTGGGTCTTTATGAGTCAACATTAAACAGTTACTTCTTGCCAGTCGCCGCTTGAATCAACCACAAGCAGTTTGCCAGTCGTACTGTTAATACCAAGAGAACCGATACCAAGACCAGAAGCGGTGCCATCAGTAAAGTTACCAACTTTAATAACCACGGGATCGTCGTTAGCGTCATCAGCCAGACGGATCTCAGCAGTCTTGTAGGCTTGAACGCCCGAGGGGCCACCAGCATCAGCGACAGGATCTTGGATCTTGAGATCAAGACCGTAAGTGAAACCAGAAGCGGCTGTAGTTTGAGCCATTGCCACACCAAAAGCGGCACGGCAGGTAGTAGTACCAGCATCACCGTCCATGAACGCCATTACAGCAGCGTCACCAGACAGGGTGTTGGTGTTGATGATGCCCATCACACCAGCCATTAGGGCATCGTTGTTGTAGGTACCGATAACGGCAAACTCTCCTGCCACACCAGCCATATAGTTAAACGTGGTGGAGGGAACAGTTGCAAAAGGTGCGCCGGTCTGAACTCGACCAAAGACAGCAAGTGCTTCACCGGGAGATTGATAATCGCTTGAGCCAAATCCAACGGTCGGCATTACGCGAGTATAGAAACCAGAAGCTGCGGTACCTTGATCGACAGGGATCACGGAACCTGCATTAATAGTCGTGGGGGTAAGAGGTTGGTTAGCGCTTGCGTCTCCGCCCCTGTAGCCAGAACGAACTGGCCCTGAAAAAGTAGTACGTGCCATGATAGACCTTTCGTGTAGTAGCACATCCTCGCACCGTCTCTACTAAGTCTGCTAGGTCAGTCGGTACGAGTAAAAATTCCTAGACTCAAACTGCAAAATACACCAAAAAGAAAGGGGGCACAAGGCCCCCTATTCTTATCCCTGAGAACCGTACATACCCAGAGGATCAGACCAGCCGAACGAATAACGCTCACGGCTCTTGTAACGAACGTTGCCCGTATCAAAGTCACCATCCATAGAATTCTGGAGGGGAACACGGATAAAGTGCTTCATACCGTTAGGTACGTCGGTCGTAAGGAACCAAGCGTTGGTATCCGTCAAGAAGTGGTTAATGGTGTATCCCTCAGAGATAGAACCATTGTTCTTGATGGCGTTGATGTCGTTATCAGCCGTTCCAACACGAAGCTCAGTCTCAAGGAGACGGGTAGCCACGAACTGGAGTGCGGGGGGAATAACGAGTTTCTTGGGTTTAGCGGCGATCAACAGGCCACGTTCGTCCGTCCAAGCAGCGATCTGAATAACGGCATTCTCAAGAGAAGTCTCATTCAGGTCAGTGGGGGTCGTAGGAATGTTGCTGTTGGTTCCACCAGAAACCAAGGGGTGGGCGTTTGAGAACAGAGGCTGTCCGTCACCACCAGCATAGGCTGAATCGAAACCGTTGTTAAGAACGGCAGCGGCTTTAACCTGCTTGGTGTAAGACATGGCACGAGCCAGAGCCTTGGTGTAACGAGCAGACAAGCTGTCGTACAGGTTGTCCTCGATGGCCTCTTCGGTCAGCGAGAATCCAAGAGCAATAGTCTCGTGGTTGTAACGGGCGGTCCAAGCTTCCTGCGCATTGTCATAAGCAATTGCAGAGCCTTCGTTCTTCACCGGAGCGGCGGAGAAGCCAGACAGCTTGGTTTCCTCTTCAAAGGAGCGCTCAGAAGTCTCAGTTTCGTAGATTTCTTTGTGCTCTTCGCCATAACGAGCGTACTCAAGACCGAACAACGCGTTCAGGCCAGGGAGCAGCTCTTTCAGTAGTTGTGCGCGTGAAATAGCCATTTAAGTGCTCCTTATTTACCAAGTACGTTGTTGTAGGACTGATAGCCAAAGTTAAATTTGACGATCACTTCGGGGTACACAACGTTACCGCCCGACACATAAGACGTATCAGGTACTAAATCAATAATACGGAACGGAAGTGCGGTGGTGGTATCACTGTAGTAAATACCAGTCTGGGCGTTGCCATACGTAGTATTTGGGTTGTTCAATACCAAGCCAACGTTTGTACCAAGAGCGGTCTGCTGCACGGGGGCAATTACCAGACCAGTTGTGTTAGCAGTATCACCAACAGAAGCAACTTGATACAGTGCATCGGGATCATCACTGATGTAAGCAAACGCATCAGTAACGCCAGAGGCAAACCCAGGCCAGTACTGGCTATAGGTAGGCTGCTTAGTTACAGGGTTGGTGTAGCGGCATCCAAGGAATACACCCAGAACACCAGCCACTGCGGAGGTATCCGATGCCAACGCAGATGCAATCACAGTACCAGTGGTATCCAGCTGAACTACTTGCCCGTTATACAGCGCGGTGTTGTAGTTAACTGAAGCGGTAGTGATGGCAATCTGACGAGTAGCACCAGCGAATACCTGACCACCGATCAGGTTGATCGGCTTCAAGCCGTAAGGCTTGCTAATCGTAGGATAAGCCATTGTTAACTCCTAAAAATTAAGTTCCAGTACCAAAGCTAGACGAAGATTTACGCTCTTTAAAGATCGGCATCCTCGGGTCACTTTGACGCATTAAGTTGTTGTCTACAGCTTCCGTCTGAGCGGCTGTCTGTTTGGCGTAATAGTTCTTACGCTGATCGACAAACTCAGCAGGAGTCTTGCAAAGCAACAATCCTCCGATCTCGATACCGTCTTTAAAACGAGTATTTGGATCGGTTAGCAGTTGAAATTGAGGTTGTTCTGTAAGTGAGACGGGTTCCCAACCTTCTCGGAGCTTTGTCGAGACGTTTCTACCATCGTCTTTACCTAACATTGAAACCCTAATCCAGCGATACTCGTACCCAGCTTGCTTGTCAGGCTCAGGGAGCAATTCAGGCGGCATCCACTGCTTAGGACGCTCTGTTAATGCTCGGGACTCTAACTCTCGCTTTAATCTATTTTGCTCAGCCATTTTGTGACTCCAATCTACGTAGTTCAAGGGCGTACTGCTCGGCGGTTAATCCCAACCTTTTAGCCAAATTAACTTGGCTCGCTTTCAGCTTTATTTTGTTGGAAGCTGTACTGCGTACTGCTGGGGCTACCACGGTACTCGGTTTTGGCCGAGTTTCAGGCTTCGCCTTTGTCTCGGTTTCCTCTGTATCAAAATACTCGGGATACCGTCTGCGCATTGTTCTGTCCAAAATCGCAAAATATCTTTCGGACCCAACTACTGCTTCACCAGATTTTTCAATCTTTTTGTGAACGCCTAAAGCCGTTGCAGTCATTTCATCATCCTGCCCATACCACTCGTTTTTTTGTAGCCAAGTGTTTAATAATGGGCTAGAGGGACGTGAAACTTGAGTCTCTTGTGCATTTTGTACTACAAAATTTTCTTCTTGTAAAGTAGGCGCTTTAAAATTATTAGCCTGCATTACTTTCAGATTAGCGGTTTGGAGAACCTGACTGGCCTCCATAATCTGATCAGAATCTCCAGAATCGTAAGCTTCTTTATATTTACGCTTAGCCATCTCGAGTTCTAAATTAGCAGCATTTTGAAGGGTGGTAGCGTATTCCTTTGTACCGCTCTCAATATATTGCTTGTACCGCTTGTTCTCTTCCATTAGCTTCTGGGCAAGAGCAATCGCTTCCTGCTGTTCTCTAGCGGCGCGTTCCTTCTCCCGGCGCTCATCGTGCCAGACCTTCTTCATCTGCTTAAGCTTTTGCTTTACGTTGTCGTCGTATTGGTCAAGCTCATCTTTCTCTAGCTCTTCCAAAAGAGACTTCGGCATTGGCTCACGACCCCTATCCTCTGGGGGCGTATCGTCTTCGACCTCGATCTCAAACTCGACAGAAGGTTTTTCCTCCGCCTGTGTCTCATCGGGAAACTTAAATTCTTCTACATTCATCTCAGGCATTTTGTGCTCCTGTTATTTACGTTTAATACCACGAGGATCTTGAACAACAGCCTCGACTGAATCGTCATTAATTAATCTGAACTCGCGTCCGTGAATTAATAAACGTGAACCAGCGTTTGGTCTGACTAATATAAAGTCGCCTTTTTTACACCACGGGCCGCTCGGAAACCGGGAGGTGTCCTTATAGCAGTCCGGACCTAAATCAACTACCCAAAGCACTGTGGTTAATAGCTCTTCGTATTGGATCGTGGCGTCTGCTTTAACGATTCCGCTGTCGAACTCTTTTTCCACTTCTGGAATAGCGCACAAGATGTGGTATCCAGACGGTTTGGGAAGTTGGCTGGCTTTTTCTTCGGCTGTCGCTTCAAAATTAAATACTCCTACTACTTCTGGGCTATCGGGGTTTGAGCCGATAAGGATTTCACTCATCAGAGTTCTCCATTCGTTGTTGCAGGTCTAATGTGTACCCCCTCGCAGTGAGCAGACCCTTTATCTCACCGCAAGTTTTCTTGTAATCCTCAAAATTCTCAGACCTTCCTTCGGACAGAAAATCTTTGAGCTGAGTAACCTTCTCGTCGATTTGTTGGACGATCACTTCAAACGCTGTCATTTACTTTCCTTTTTTGGAGGTTCAGGCTTCTGGTTCTGCATTTCTTTTTGGTGGGCTTGGGCGGACAACTGTTTCATTAGGTCCATACCGATCTTAATCGTCTCGCGCTCACGCCCATCCCGCATCTCAGCGGCGGTGCGAATAGCTTCCATTTGTTTGTCGGCAGCGAGTTTTTCCCTCTCAATCTCAAGTTGAGACATGATGCGACCAGCTTCGATCTGCTGTTGTTTTGCCTTAAGCTCTGCATCTACTTGATCCTTAGCGGCCTTGCGCTGTTGTTCAGCTTGTTTGATAGCCATCTCCTGCTGCTGTAGCTGGACCATCGGATCTTGCTGCATCTGTTGCGCTTGTTGTTGCGCGGCTTCTGCTTGATTCTGCTGGAGTAGCCGTTGTGCGGCCTGAGCCAACATCGGAGCCAGACGGGCCTCCACTTCGGGGTTCATATTGATCTCTTCGCCAGTCTCGTCCTTGTTAGGCGGCAAGTTGAACCCAAGCTGAATCTCGATCTGCTTCCTATACTCCATACCCAAGTGCTCGTTGATGTGGTTCATCATGGCAGCTTGCATCTGCTGGGCCATGGGGTTGTTCTGCAACAATTGGAGGATCTTGGGATCTTGCATAGCGCTCATGTGGACTGTGATGTGCGCCTTGTGGTCTTGGTACTCAAACGCTTTGACAGGTTTGCCCATCAGGACGCTCTGGTTCTCAGTCACCGGATCTTCCGGCTTCTGATCCTCAGGCATCGGGACAAGCTTATCGGCATCTTTAATATTAAGCACCTCTAGCATCTGACGATGGAGAAGCGGTAGGTTATAGAGCTGTGGACTCGTCTGTGCCAACTGCAAGACCGCCTGATACTGGACGATCTTCTGCGCCATCGTGGATGCATTTGGGTCGGATACGGGGATAACATCAACGTCGTCATAGTCTGCTTTTTTCGCTCTGCGATGCCCCTCAATAGGCTCGTAGGAATATTCATCCGGGGTGTACGCAGCAATAATTTCTTTTAGAAGCCCCAACTCCTGCTTCATGGAGTAGTGGACGCGAGCCTGAACTGCACTCATTGTCTTAAGTGTCCGCTCCAAAATAGCCAGTGTTGTTCCTACGGGGGCTTGGGCTGACATGTCGGAGATCTGAAGATCTGCCGTATTAGCAAATCGACGACCTTCTTCAATGATCGTCTGGAATAATTGAAACAGTGTTTGACTCGGCTCCTTGTAGGGAAGCGCCATCAGGTTGTCTTTGATAGACCCACTCGGCACGTCCACGTCTCTGAACTCACCCGGAGCGATGGGAGTGTCATCACCCTTGACTCGTAACCCACGAGCCTTAAAGCCACCCGGCAGGTTTGCCAGCGTACCTGCGTCTACAAGCTGGCGGATAATGGAAGTCCCTGACTTGGCAAACGCTCCAACCAAGTGGATTAAGCCAAAGTAGTAGAACCCAAACCCCGGCACGTAGCCGTAATGCACGAAGTGCTGACGTTTCTGATAAGTGTCATCCTCGGGGTCCCAGTTGCGGCGGATCGCCAAAACAGTGTTTGACCCCTTCTCAATAGTGACGACGTAGGGCAACGCAATCCCGGTCAACTCACCTTTCTCGTCCCTATGCTCGTAGCCCAAAAGGTCAATCTCGACGTGCATCTCCAATATTTTGTAGCGCGTGTCCGTCGATGCCTTGAACCCAAGCTTCTCGGCGATTTTCTTCTCGACCTCATCCAGCACGTTGTCCGGTGGACCTAAGTCAATATCCCGGTAAAAGCCAGACACCTGCAAGCGGCGAAGCTCGTTCTCCGTCTTACGCATGACATGCGTAACCCGCTCCGCAGACTCAAGGTCTGAGGCGCCATACGGCACCACGATGTCCTCGGCTGGCACAAATATCGAGACTTGCCGCCCCAAACCGGGGTCGTAATAGACCTTTTTAAACGCATTACCTGAAAGACCTAAACCCCAAAGCATCCTCTCGTGCTCGGGTCGGTACTCTTTCATCACGTCCATCAGCTGATAGTTCATATCCTCCTGAACTCGCTGTGCAGCGTCTTTCTTCTCAGGAGTTTCTCTACCAATAATCTGCGTCCTCACAGGCCCTGCGGCTGGGAACGTAGACATCATCGTCTCGGACTGGAACTTAACCAAGGCTTCTGAGAGCAGTGGGTGGTACACCCCACACGCCCCTTCCCAAGGCTCGGCCCGCTCTTCGATCTTCAGGCCAAGAAGCTCAAGACCATCAACGTAGGTCTGTATCCAATCTTTTCTTGAAGCTATGTCGTCGTCATAGTCTCCTACTAGCTCGGTAGCAATCCCAATAAGCTCTTCGTCGGGGATAAACTCAGCAAGGTTGGCGTTGAAATCTTCAGCTGTTTCTTTGCGTGGTTCAATCTCAATCTCTATATCCCCTGCTCTAATCGATACCTCCTCGGGATCCTCGATCTCAATCTCGATGTCTGGTTCACCCAGCATAGCTGTTACGTCTTGTGAAGACATCCCAAGAGGGGCCTGATTAAGCGCTTTATCAATTGCCATTTTTTATCCTTAGTAATACGCAGATTGTCTGCGTCTGAAATATTCCGGTTCTTCTTCCTCATCTAAGAGGGTGCGGACATAACCACCTCTACGGAACCGCATCATCGCAAGCGATACAGAGTCGACATAGTCATCATGCTCCCCAGCAGGGAAACTTGCAACCTCATCAATAACTTCCTCCGCCCACTGCGTATTCGGCGCCCATACCCTTCCAGATGCAAATAAATCAGAAACTGCATTAAGTCTGGAAATCTTGTCATTACCACGACTTGGTGTGAACTCTTGCACTGGAATACCCATGGCACGTAGCTCATATATTAGAGGAGCACCTGAAGCTTTCTTCTCAATAATAACCGAGTCGGGTTCCCACTCATTATATTGTTCGATTGCTCTTTGTTTTAGCTCTGGAAACTCCATGCGATCTCGAAATGCGTTAAGCAAGATAATATTTGCTTGAGATTTACCCGTATCGTCGTCCTGATAGAACACACCCCACAACGTACAGGCAGAATAGTCAGCACGATTGCTCTTTTCAAACGCCGTGTCCCATGCCATCAGGGTGAAATCGCAATAAGGTGGGTCATCCCCCTCCCAAATCTGCCACCATTCACGTTTTACGATGGCAGAAGACTCTGAAACAGGGTTTTGTTGGTACTGAGCCTGCCATTTTCCGTTCGGAAGCTCGTTTTTAAGGGCATCAAGCTCTTCTTGCGACCAAAATTCGGGCCAAAGCGGGTTCCCAGAGGGCAAAATCGCAGGAAATTCAATAACTTCCCAGCCTTCTCCCCCTCTTTGGGCTTCTGCTTTCAGTACTTGCCCAGTTAAATCCTTTTTCGACCACCTCGTCATCACGATAACGATGGATCCACCCGGTTGCAGACGCTGTCTTGGCCCTGATGTGTACCACTCGTAGGTCTTATCGTAAATTTCGGGGTTTATTTCCGCGAGGGCGGCTTCTTGTTCCGAGTGCGGGTCGTCAATAATGAGGAGATCCGCGCCCTTACCCGTGACGGCACCTCCCACACCGATAGCAAAATAGTCTCCACCCGCGTTAGTCGCCCACCGCCCAGCAGCCTTAGAGTCCGCTTGTAGGCCAACTCCCGGAAATACTGATGTATAGATGTCCTGATCGACAAGATTTCGTACCTTTCTACCAAAACCAACGGCTAGTTCTGCCGTATGGGAGGTTTGAATGACTTTCTTATTAGGGTATTTACCTAGAAACCATGCCGGTAATAGGTAAGAAGCAAATTCAGACTTGGTATGCCGTGGAGGCATATTAATAATTAGGCGTTTTAGCTTGCCCTGCGCCACCCTCTCGAATGCCCTAGCCATCTTCTTGTGGTGGGCACCCTCAATAAAATGAGGCCACACTTTCTTTACAAAGTGCATAAAGTTATTTTTGGCGTCCTCGCGCTCCTTAATTACCTCATGCTGTGCCAGATCGGCATACAGCGCACGTAAATGTGCCTCAGGTAGATTGGGGAGTTTGCTCAGCAGTGCCTGTAATTGCTGTGGACTCATCTATTCCTAGTTCTTCTTCCAGAGATCTGGCTTCTACATCGACCACATCCATATCCAGCAGTCGCTGAATCTTGTCTTGGATGGCTTTTCGTAAATCATCGGACGTTTTGTGGGTAATCGTAATCTCAGATTTCTCTGTGAATGCACCCACGTCGGACAGCTTACCTAGTAGTTCAATTGCACGAAGTTCGTATTTAACGTCGCCACACTGGCTAATTTCGAGCAATCTGTTGGTTATGTAGTTCCTCGCTTGGACTGCATCGTTAATGACTTGTCCATCGTAGGCATCCAGAAGGGCGCCAAGCTTAATGGCAACCGAGCCTTTATATAGCTCGGGAGGATTATAGGATGAAGTAGGAGAACCTTTTTTCTTCTCCACATCTACAGAATTAAATAGCTTCCTTGCTTCTTCTTGGTCTTCTTCTGTCATTTCAAACGGCATACCTAACTCAGCCATAAGCGATGCAGTCGAAGCAGCAATTCGAGAATTTTCTTTCAGAGAATCTCCAACTTCATCATTGAGATTATCTGGGTGCGGATGCTTGTTATCCGGAACAATATTTATGCCCATAAAGGAAACGGGACTCCAAAAAATGGAAGGGGGGCGTTTCTATGTTTGGGAATATAACACTATGTGGGAAAAAATGAAGGGGGGGGGGGGGCCGATTTTCTTTGCG